AGTCAGAAGACTATGCTAAAAATCTAAAATAGACCCCTGCAAAGGGGAAGGATGGTAAAAAATATGGCTACTCGTGGATTTGAGTTTGCATATATGCTGGATGGTAGTAATGCCACTCCAGTCATCCGTGATTTCATTCTTGGGGTTGCCGCAGCTCACAAAGTCGGCGACCTAATGAAAGTTCAAACGGATGGATTTATTGACCAGGTGACTGGCACGACTACAGAAGTAACTTGCGTAATGCAGGAAGCAGTAGCCGCCGCCGACATTACGGCTGGCACCACAAAGGCAAAGGCCGCAATCATCACCCGCAACCAGGTATGGCGCTGCTCAACTGATGCAACGACCGCAACTACTGCCCTAATCGGCACGATCAAGATTTGGGATACCGCAGACGCAAACACCATTGACGCCGACGACGTTTCGAATGGCTCAATGATTGTTGTTGAAGGCGACCCCTACCCCACTGACCTGGACGATGACGGCAACGTTGTCGGTTATGTGTGCTTTGCCGATACTACGTTCGGTAACGCATAGGAGCGTGAATAATGGCTATCTCAGAACAATGGGCCGAACTCCTCGAACCGGGTTTACGCTCTATTTTCTTTAATCAAGTAAGCGCATTGGCGGCTTCCGCTAAAGCACCCTTACTGTTCAATACTATGGGTTCCACCAAAGTTAGCGAATACGCTTTGGGCGCTGGTGGGTTCAGCGATTGGAACGAATACAAAGGCGCTATTGAGTACGACGACAGCGACCAGGGATATAAAACCACCTTCACGCACACTGAATTTGCACGCGGCTTCAAAGTCGAGCGCAAACTGGTGGACGACGATCTCTATAACATCATTTCAGAACGCCCCGCAGGGTTGGCTATGGCCGCCATGCGTAAGCGCGAGAAGGATGCCGCTGCGATTTTCAACAACGCTTTTGCTTCTGGCATGGGCGCTGATGACCAGTACCTTTGTGACGGCTCGCACCCCTACTCCCCCGCAAATACTACTTCAACTCAGAGCAACGCGGGCACGTCCGCACTGTCTAAGGATGCGATTACCGATACCCGTCAGACAATGCGCGAATTCGTAGATGACCGGGGCGAATTGATGACAATTCAGCCCGATACCCTTCTAGTTCCACCCGAATTGGAAGATGAAGCCTATGTACTGGTCAATACCGTACAGGCACCCGGCGGCGCTAACAACGATTTGAACTATGTCAGCGCAATGGGATTACGGGTTATCGTTTGGGATTACCTGACCGATGCTAACAACTGGTTCCTGATCGACAGCGGACTGGCAAAACAGCATTTGAAATGGTTTGACCGCGTTCCTTTGGAATTTGCGCTTGACCCAACCAGTGAATTCAGACTTGAAGCCCGCTATCGTGGGTACATGCGCTATAGCTTAGGCTGGAGCGACTACAAGTGGATTTACGGCCATTTGGTAACTTAGGAGGTATGCCATGACTACATTTGGAGATATGGTATATCACTCAGGCGGCGTTCCCGTTGGGGGATACCCCGTTGGTGCTGACGGTCGTGTGTTTTATGTTGACTATGCCAGCTCGACCGGGAAGACAGTCGGAAGCGATTCTAATGATGGCTTTACCCCGCAAACTGCATTGAAAACCAAACAAGAAGCCATTGATAGGTGCATTGACTGGTACGGCGATCTTATTATCTGCAAGGCCGGAACCGAAACCGTAACCGAGGCTGTGAACTTTAATAAAAAAGGTATCACGGTTATGGCCGAGTATATGGGCGGGCCAAGTATGGCTATGGGTGAGCGCTTCGTAACTTACGGGTCTCACACTGATGGCCCTGCTGCGATTATCTCGGCACCTTGCCGGATAATCGGGATGGGCTTTTGCGGCTCCGAAGCTGCGGGCGGCTCGCTGGAAATCGACGGCACTACTGGCGGTTTCGATGGTGGAAACTTTGTCAGCCTGGAATATTGCCGCTTCTCGCATTGGGGCATTGCTAAGGCATACGCCATAATCCTGCAAGGAACTGGCGATGTGACGATTGATAGCTGCTACATTGACGGGTACACCGCTGGCTATACTACCGCCGCGATTGAGTGCCAATTAGCAACCGCAAGCGGCACATGGGCGACCAACATCAAAAACAATTTGTTCATGAACCCGACAACTTACGCCCTGAGAATGGCGACGAGTTCCGTCCCTGTTCGTGGCTACGTTGAAAATAACAAGGTAGTCGGTTCTGGAAAGTTCTTCGATGATAACGATGTGGATGGCTCTTGGTGCTTCTATGGCAACTGGCTCCCCACCGCAACGGATAGCGGCTCGTATGCAGATACTATCGATAATTTGCAGACCGCCGGGTACGACTTCGCTGATAACCATTACGCGGAATAAACGATGTACGTGAAATTCATTATGGATTTTAGCTGTTTCAATAGAAATGACATCGTAGATGTCCCCTATACATTCGCTGATCTTCTGATGAATGAATTGATGGTTGCCACAAGAAGTAACAAAAAAGTCAAAGAAGACAGATAGATTATGGGCGGGGCTAACCCCCCGCCCTAATAAGGAGTTACTATGATTGAAGCGGTCGGACCACTAAATACAGGAGTAGCAGCAGGCGGCGCTGGAGTTGCTACTGCAAACGCAACTGGCGGCCCGGCTATAACCGGAATGCTGCACGGTTTCTATATTCGCTACAACGACTCACCCCCTGCCGGGACTACTGATGTCACAATTGTCACGTATAACGGAGTTATGCCAGCCCGGACACTGCTTACGCTTTCAAACGCGGCCACAGATGGCTTTTTCCCAGTTCGGCTGGGTGCTATTGGTACAACTGGCTCGGCAATTACTTACAGCCATTTGCTTACACCGCTTGTTAGAGACAATATCAACGTGACTATCGCGCAGGCTAACAATGGCGACAGCGTTGACGTCTGGGCAATCGTTGAAAAATGACCTTCTCATATACCCCCCACCTGACAACCGATGTTTCATTAGTGCGCTTTCATATCGGTGACACAGACTCGGAAGGCTTCTATGTTGATGATGAAGCTATCCAGTATTTTGTGGACACATACAGCGTCAACGCTGCGGTTGTAAAGTGCATTCAATATATCATCACCCAGCTATCACAGCCTAATTTTCGGAAGGATTGGCTGACGGTAACTCTGGAAGAAGCGCGGGCGGGATATGAGAACATGCTGAAAATAAAAGCGCAGGAAATGTGTATAAGCCTGGGCGGCGTGGTTGCGTCCGCTTCGATTTCCCTGCCCTATCGTGCCGACAGTTACCAGCACTCAACCGCAACGCGGGTTAACGACCAGGATACCGACGAAACTGGCGTATATGATGGACGGCCATAATGCGCTTGGCAAACAACCGCCTTTCTAAACATCTTCAGTCCAGGGTTGAGAAAATGACCTATGGCGATATGGCCACCTACATCACGCGCACAGCCAGTACCCCGAATAATTACGGGGAGTTGACTTACACGGAAACTACAGAACAAATCGCCTGTAGTTTTACCGACACGGCCAGTCAGGAAGATTGGCGCGATTATGCAGATGTACAAGAGATTGATGGCGAGATACGCTTTTCTGCGGTTACACCGTCTAAGGGCGATGCAATCACCATCACTCAACGATTTGGCGATAGCTTGTACACAGACCGGCGCTATCACATTATTGGAATTAAAGACCGTGGAACTTTTGGGTTTGTGTGCGCGTTGAAGGCGGTAGAGTTATGACCTTCAAGGTGGTCCAGAATAACATCCCACAGCTAAAACGCGCCCTGTCCGGCGCGGCGCTGATACCAGCCGCCAAAAATGGCGGGCTTGTTATTCAAAGTCAGGCCAGGATGTATGCACCCGTTGACACTGGCAACCTGAGAGCGTCAATCCAAGTGGAAGAAGACCACACTACCGCAACCGGCGCATTTATCAATATTGGCACTAAAGAAGATTACGCCAACATCCAGGAATTAGGCGGAGTAATAAAACCAAAGAAGGCAAAACGTTTGTTCTGGATTGGAAAGGATGGCAACGGCCACGCGGCCAACGCTGTGACGATAAAAGCGCAGCCCTACATGCGCCCGGCGGTTGATAACCACAAGCCGTCTATTTTGTCCGCAGTTGGTACGGCAATCAAGATGATTGTCGAGCGTGCGCTATGACCGTTCTGGAAAATGGGCTTGTATCTTATCTGAAAGCAACCGCAGGCATTACAACGCTTGTATCCAGTAGGATATATCCTTTCATGTTCCCGGATGGCGTGACGATGCCCTGTTTAGTCTATCAGCGGATTGATACGCCCCGAACATTGACACACGACACAAGCGGAGCGACAGGCGATCTAGCACACCCCCGTTTCCAGTTCGACGCCTGGGCGGAGACATACTCAGAAGTCAAGGTTATCACGGATGCACTACGAGCCGCGCTGAACGGCAAGACTGGCTCAATCGGAAGTGGCGCGAATGCCTTCACTATCCAGGCCGCCTTAGTGGATAACGAAGCGCCGGAGCGCGAACCTGAAACGAAATTATACAGGGGCAGGTCGGATTATATTATCTGGCACCTGGAGGCATAATGACAAAATACGTAGCATTTGGCGCTGAACTACAAATAGGAACACCGCAGGTAGAAACCGCAACTGTGGCCATTACGACCGTCACGGTTGGCAATGCTAATTTCATCCTGACCGCTGCTGGTATGACTGGCTCTGCAATAACTACGGTGGTTGCATTGGCAGGCGGAGAGACGGCTTCTCAGGTAGCAACGAAGGCCGCCACAGCAATGAACCTTGACAGCGATATTACAGACTTCTTCACAATTACCACAAACGGGCCTGATATTGTCTGCACTCGCAAGGCCGCGCTTGCCAACGATGGGGATATGAACCTGGCTTATGCAGATGACACCTCCGCCGGGCTTACTGATGACGCGACTAGCGCGAACACAACCGCTGGAGTTGCATTGGTTGAAACCGCCAATGTATCAAACATCAGCGGGCCTGGGTTATCGGTAGACACAGAAGATGTGACAACGCACGATCAGGCTACGGCCTGGGAAGAGCATGTAGCAACACTCTTGAGAAGCGGAGAAGTAACGCTAGACATTGTTTATGACCCAGCCGCCGCAACACACGGAGCAACTACCGGGCTTAACTATCGCCTTGAAAATAAAACATACTCATATTTCAATTTGGTTTTCACTGGCGCGTACAACTGGACTTTCAATGGATACGTGACTGGCTTTGAACCTGGGATGCCCGTAGATGGTGCGCTCACGGCTTCGGTGACAGTCAAAATAACGGGCGCTCCAACGCTCGAATAAGGAGTAAGGACTATGGCTAAATATGCAGCTTATGGATGCTCGTTTACAAAGAGCGGCACGGAGTACGCAGGTGTTACCAATATCAGCGGGCCTGGATTGTCTGTTGATACTGAAGACGTAACCAGCCACGACCAGGCTACCGCTTGGGAAGAACACGTCGCAACCATCTTACGCTCTGGAGATGTGACATTGGATATTGTCTACGATCCCGCAGCCGCTACGCACAAATACGCGGCAGGTGGATTGCTTTACGATTTGGTTCAAAGAACCGCAATATCCTGCACGCTGGTATTCTCGGACGCCGCCCCTACTACGTGGTCATTTAGCGCGTTTGTGACTGGCTTCGAGCCTGGAATGCCTGTGGATGGCTATCTGAGCGCAAGTGTGAGCTTGAAACTGACCGGCGCAGTAACGCTGGTTTAATAATCTTATAGCGGTAATACCGCAGAAAGGCACGGTGTAAGGTGACGATCACGCTTAAACGCGATGACATCTTGAAAGTGC